GTCATACCAAGATAATTCTTAGCCATGAAGATCTGCATAGCAATTGAGTTGTTTTCCATTGCGCTTACCCACATGGATCTGCGCAGTTTGAATTTCATCTCTTCTTTACCAGCTTCTACCTTTGCTTTGAAGTGTTTGCGTATTGTACCTTCGGACACTTCAAAGTATTTGCCGATTTCGATGTAGTTGCAGCCAAAACTAGCAAGCATTTTTACCTTTTCAGGATCTATTTTCTTTGTTTTCTTATCCATCTTCCTTATTAGAGCTTTCGATGACAGCTTTTATTTTAATTAACGTCCTGCGCCAGTATTCTTTGACTGAGGACTCGGTTATTTCCATTTCCTGCGCAATATCTACAAATGCATGGCCACGAATACGTTCTTTAAACACTCGTAACTCCTGTGGAGACATACGATCATAGAACTGGTGCGCTGCGAGTTGTAGGTGGCGCAGGGATGGTTCGATCAAACCACTTCGGAAAACTAGAATCATTGTGTGGTAGCGATCTGCGCGGTCGATAGCATGTAGCCACTTATCAGTGTTATCATCTGTTAAGTTACTCCAGACTTCTTCCATAGTGTAATTTACAAACAAGTGTTGACAAAAACGAAGAGGAAAATTTTAAGACGAGGTAAGTGGCGAAAAACAAGGTTTGCCTTGGTATATCCGAGCTTGTTATACATAATATATATTATGCGCAAGTAAAGATTGCTGTAACTTCAACAATATCAACATATAATATTTTACGCAATAATTAAAAACTATTATTATGACCTTTTGACATTATACGCCGTGTTTCTTTTTAGTTTTGATTAGACTCATTTTTTTTATTTAGGCAACTGTTGACAAATATACAATATATAACTAAATTAAAACACGCTTAGAGAGAGCGTATTAAACAAAAAAAGAGAGAGGTTAAAACATGAGTAAACAAATTTCATTATTACAACAGTATGCTGCATTAATTAAAAAAGGTTTAAATAATTGGACCGAAGAAGATTTTGCAAAATCTAGAAAGATATATTCCGAATTATGCAATTACTTTGGAGCGGATAAAGCGCAGCAAGCACTAAAAGAAACTAGATTACATGTAATAAAACAAATAACAAAGGAGAGAGGTTAAACAATGATTGATACTAAATTATTGACCGCGCCGCATGGCAGCGCAAAAACAAATAAAAGCATGAAATTTGGCTATGCCAATTTTATAATGTACTTATCACCATATAAAAAAAGCGGCTTGAATGTATGTAGCGGCGCAACTCCAGGATGTATTGATGTTTGTTTAGATGAAAGCGGACGCGGTAATTGGACCGAAAAAAACGGCGTAATAAATCCCATACACGCGGCAAGATTAAAGAGAACACAATTCTTTTTTAATGACCGCGGCGCGTTCCTGGAGCAACTAGAAAAAGAAATAAAAGCGGCTATAAAATGGAGCATTAAACGCGATTTAATACCTGTCATTCGTTTAAATGGTACATCGGATATAAGATTTGAGAATTTTGGTATAATACAAAAGTTTAATGACATTCAATTTTATGACTATACCAAACTATGGAACCGCCGAAATATACCTGCTAACTATCATTTAACATTTAGCCGCGCAGAATCAAATCAAAAACAAACACTGAGCGCGCTGGTAAATGGTTTAAATGTTTCAGCCGTTTTTAGAAATGAACTACCAAAAACATACTTAAATAAAAAAGTAATAAACGGCGATAAACATGACTTGCGATTCCTGGACCCTAAAAACGTCATAGTCGGATTAATTGCAAAAGGAAAAGCGAAAAAAGATACAAGCGGATTTGTACTTAATTAAATAATAAAGGATAATAACATGTACAATTATGAACATGCGCACGAATTAGCGCGGCAAGAAATACGGCGTTTACACGCGGTAATAAATGAATATAAACAAGAGTTTAAGCAAGAATTAAACAAGCTTAAAAAAGAAAATAAACGTTTAAAAAACCAATTAAATAAAAAAATCCATACTGAAGAGCGCGATTAATTACCGCGCGAAATATCGCCGTATTTGCGGCGGTATCTATGGAAATTAAAAAAGGTCAAAACATGCTTAAAACACTAGAAAAACTAACGCACATATACTTAATAATATGCGTTTTAATTTGGATTGTTCAATGTATAAAACTCTAAAACGTAGCTTTTATTTTGTGTTATTGTTACTTTATATTGGAATGTTTCCAATAGACCACACTAAAAAAAATAAAAGATCATTCACAAAAATACATATCAACTATTTTACATTTATTCCATTTTTTGCGATTTATTACGCGTTTAAACTCATAAAAAAGGAAATTGAATAAATAATAACAATAGGAAAAAAGCCACGTTAAAACGTGGCTTTTTTTTACCTAATCATAACAAATAAAACGCGCATTTTTGCGCACGTTAAACACTGGTAAAAATTCTATTATACATAATACTTTTTATGCACATAATCAAATTTTTTTCTTTTTTTCGCATTTTTGATCGATTTTTGAACATGTTTTTAACTCATATTTTGGTATTATATTTAAGGCGCAGGGTAATTTTATATTTTGCACTCAGGGTAATTTTTGCTTTTTGATTTGCCTGTTGCGCCATGACAACTTGGCGCGGTTCTTAATTCTAAGAAAACACTTGTCCAACTGGCTAACTCTGGTGTCATGCCACCACTCCAAAACCAGCGCACAATGAGTCTCACCACGTATGTTTTGAGCAAACTCACAGTAATTCTCTTTCTTATCCGAAAGTACGCACTTTTCAGGGTAAATCATCGATAGTCAGAAAAAGCAGAAAACGAAGAAAAAGCAGAATAACTCTCTCTCTCTCCTCTATAAACTACATTTATCATTTTCTGCTTTTTAGTGTTGACCGAAAAACGCTTTTCTGCATTTTCTGCATTTTCTGCTTTTCCACTGCATCGAGTTAATCAAGAAAATCATCTAATTCTGTAGTTACTTTACAATAATGGCCACGCTCAACCTTACGAATCAAGCCTTGTTTTTCCATACGATCAAGCCAATTATAAACGGCTGCATTACTTGTTAACTTCATCACACTTTCCAGCGCAGACGCAAACGCAGTGGTACTAAAATTGTGACCATCTGTCATAACCGCAGCAAGTACGCGTTCCTCATTCGACTCCTTCGGATCGGTGTACCAATACATCTCATTTTTCGGCAACGGCTTCATATATTTAAAATACAATTCACGCCGATCCTCTTCATCAATATTGACCATCTTAATTCCAACTGGCACATTATGCAATTCATTATGACTGCGCACCTTCGTTATCTTCATTACCTTCAATCCAGGAACACGCCTAGCATCGGCCATCTGCACCAGACAATCCAAGAAGTTAGAATACGCAGATCCACCCAGCAACTGCGATACATCTAGTGGAGTCATCTCACCAATCTTCTTATGGTGTGACACCAACACAATAGCAACCTTATGTCTTTTCTTAATATTCACAATCTTACGCAGTAACTCCATTATATCTGAGTTCTTAGACATGGAAAGCTGCGTAGAGGTATATAAGTTATCCACCACTAACACATCATATTCTTCATGCACTAAATTAGCGTCAATGATATCCCATTTATCCTGGAACAGATTTGATTGCCCATCACCAGTAAAGCGCAGATTCTTATCGAGATTATCAGACTCAATCGGATATTGGTCCATCAATGGCTTACTTACATTCCTAATCAGTCCACTAAAACTCTCATCTTTCAACTCAAACTGCACATGTAACACACGCTGCGCAGTAGGAATCCGATAGTTCATAAACGGCACACCCATAGCAAGGCACATCGACAACTGCAAACTAAACACCGACTTACCCACATTCGTACCACCTGCGATACCCATAATATCACCATCATAAAACAGCGACTCAATAATCGGCCTTGGCAACTGATTAAATGTGGTCCGAAACTGCGACATACTAAACGACTGCATACCACCCAGATCCACCGCGCTCTCACCATACCTGACACACAAACTAAGCAGGTTTTCGAGCGTATTTCCATCGTTAAACCAATCAGTTATATCATAGCCAGAAGGTTTATCTTGCCAATCAACGGCATACAACTCCAATTCCTTGGAAAACAGCCGTTTTGCCACCTTTTTCGAGCCTTCTATACCTTTTTCATCGTTATCGTATATGATATATAGCTTATTATATCCTGTAGGCATGGTTAATTCAGCAGGCAGCGCACCT